AACCAAGACAAAATCAATCCAAGCAATGCTGCTTCAAAAAATAGAGCAGCAACAGCAAGAACAATTACACCAAAAGTAAGACCAAGAGCAGTAGAAGTTTTCATTTTATTCTTCATCTTTAAAATCAATATTTTTTATATAATCCCATTTCCAAGTTCTTGATAGAATATCAAAATCAAATCCAAACTTATATGCCCAAAATAAAATACTTAAAGTGCTTCCCGTTCCAGATTTAATTTGCAGATAAGGCCAAGAAGGATCTTCGTTCCAACTAATTGACAATTGAATAAGAGACCATCCTTTAATATTGAAAATTTGGACATACCAATCATCTCCAAAATCTTTACGATGATTGAATCTAATTATTTTCATTGTTTGTTACATCTTCATAGTCTTGCAGTTTACCACATCGGAAGTGTAAACGCAAGCGAGGCCAATCTTCCCATTTACCCTTCCAATTTTCGGGGTATACCTCAACATATTTGGTAATGCAATGTGGCACATATTTACCATGCTGACCAGTAGGAACCCATTCGAAGTTCAGAAATAATTTTTTAGGATCATAACGTGGATCATCCTCTTTAATTTCTTCGTATGTGTTTGTTCCTCTGTAATCAGGATACCATAACTGACCAGCAGGATCTAACCAATAATCAGTCAACGTACCACCAACACCATATTCAATATCTTTGGTTTGGCAGATTACGTTAGTAAATTGTTCACCCAAATCATATGATGAGCGAAAATAGTCGAACATTCCCAAGATAATTGACCTCCATTATTTTACCAACTTCCAATTATTATCATTTTTTTTATTCATAGTAAATTTATATTTTTTATTCACTGATGTTAAATACAATGTTTCATTTACTTCATCATCAAGATAGCAACTATGAAGTCCATCCATACATTCATCAAATCTTTCTTGGGCAAGTTTTGAAATTGGATCAATCGTTATGATCTTTCTTTTAATTTTGGTGTTTTCTGAAGGATTTTTAGACAAAGTAGAACCTTGCATTGATGTTTTTTGACTACTCTGTCATTATAGCATCCTTTGCCTCTCAAAGGATGCATCAGTGGACAGTTCAAGTTTTGACCTTGGTATTAACTTTATTTTTTGGGGGTGGGCATAGGTGCAGGAGGCGCTGGAGGTGTAGGTGGTACAGGAGGCGCTGGAGGTGTAGGTGGTACAGGTGGCGCTGGAGGAGCAGGAGGTTTAGGAGTAGGTTCTTCTACTACTTCTACTTTTTCTTTTGGATTGTAAAGGTCTGAAAATCTGCTCATTGGAATACTCTCAACTTTATAAAATATTTAGTTTTTTGAAGATATCAAATATTCTACCGTATTCGCAACGTCCTGCATAGCATCTCTCAAATCTTTTCTTGATCCAGATTCTTGTCGAATTATTGGACGATGATCATCAGTTAGAGTCCATCTCCACTCATTGTAAGATTCGCACCACCACAAATTAATTTTCATTTTTCTGATATTCTAGTTTTACCCAATTAAGGAGAGCATTTGCTTCCATAATGGAAGAATCATCAAACATATTTTCAGTTCGAAGTTTCATAATATAATTTTCTAAAGCAGCAATTGTAATTTGCCTATCTTTTTGAGAAAGTAATGACATAGTATAAATGCTTTCAGATATTTATTGTATGGGCGGTGAGGGATTCGAACCCCCGTCCCTTTCGGTGTAAACGAAACGCGCTACCACTGTGCCAACCGCCCTTTTTATTCTTGCAACAAATCAACTGCAAATTTTATTGTTTCATTATAAGGAACTATTACTGCACTATTTTCACCATCTTTAATAATGAATGATTCTCCATTTTCAACTCTGCTCATTAAGTTGTCAAAATCTTTCTGGAACTCTTCAGTTGTAAATGATTCAAGTGCTTCTAGTTCTTCCATTTTTTCATAAAGGTAAGTTTTATGATCGGAGTATTCAGATTTGAACTGAAATTATTCCTGCTCCCAAAGCAGGTGCCATGACCAAGTTAGGCGATACTCCGTAATTTTAGTTCATTACTATGAACTGCTGCATGGCAACAAGCACATAATAGCACACACCCATTTATTTCGTCAAGTATTCTTTGCTTTCCCCACCCACGAATCCCATGAAATTTTGAGTCTTTTTTGGAGGGATCTAAATGGTGAACTTGAAGTGCTGACGAATATTTATCATATCCACAAGAGATACATTTTCCACCCATTTGTTCAATGATAAAGTTTCTCTTCTTTTGACCAAGTTCTAAAGTATACTTATTGTGACAAGCACCACAAATTGATTTTTTATGTCCATAAAATTTCGTTGGGTCTGTTTCGCCACAATGTCCACATTTATGCGTTTTCATTTTGGTAGATAAAGTTATTCTACCAAAATATTTATGGGAGTTCTTTCTTTGAATGTATGTATATACCATTATTAATGGGAAAAGAGGAAAGAAATTCCTTCCCCTAAAGTTATACGTCAGAGTGTAACAAACTATACAGTTTGTGCAGTCCTCGTAAATGCAACAATTTTGTTTGCGTTTGTTTTTTCGTTCCGTCAACAGATAAGACCTTTATGCCCCGTCGAAACCAATGCATCCCCGTGAAATGGAGATGTGGGGAATCGAACCCCAGTCCGAAACATCAGTATTCCCATCCTCTTGAACTATGTTATTTATGATATGACATTTAATCATATCAAGTGGAGTGCAAGGAAATCGAATCCTTATTGCTGGAATGCAAATCCAGAGTAATAACCATTATACGAGCACCCCAAACGGTGATGAGTGCCCATCACCAGCAGAAGACACTTTCTGCAATTTTCACTGCATTAGAGGGCAGTGAATAAGATAATAAGGCAGGTGAGGTATCTCCTTTCGGTTCCCATTCTCCTTTTACTTTCCATACCTTATTAAATTTAGAAGACCCAGACATTTCCAGTCCTTCCAAGAGTATATATTACATCATCTGCAACTGTCTGTCAAGTTTTTCCTGTTCTCTCACTATTCGTTTTCTTATAGCATTATCACTACAATTAAATAATCTTCCAGTTCCAGTGTATCCGTGTTTTTTAACCAAAGCAATCAATTCATCCAAAGGAGGATACTCCCTTGTTCTAGCAGCAGATGCACATTTATTTGAACAATATTTTTGAGTGGTTAGTTTTTCTGTTCCACATTGAGGGCAATTATCTTTTTCTTTGGGTGTTGCCTTATTGGCATAATCCCATTCTGCATAACTTTCATCAAATCTTACAATATCTTTTGGAATATCAGTTATACCAGCGTGAACCTCACGATGACAATTCGAACACAAACAAACACATTTACGAAGTTCGGAAGAGAGTATCTCCCAAGACCTTGTTACACCACCCATAGATGGATTAAAAATTTTTTCCTCTGGATTTATGTGATGAAAGTCTAACGCCTGAACACATTTATCATACCCACATATACCGCATTTAGAACCAAATGCTTTTGTGGCATAGGTTTTTGATCTTTTTCTATAATACGATACTGCTTCTTTATTAGACATTTCTAACCAACAACTATATTATTATTTATAAAAATAATAACTTTTAACTCCAGATGTAGGTACTGCCCCTACCAATCTCCGATTAACAGTCGGGCCCGTTCGCTTGCTCGGTCATCTGGAATACTAACGGGGGTGTTGCCACTCCACCATTTTACTTGGAACTTACAAAATCATTAATAATTTCTGCTTGTTCTAGAACTTGTTTTAAAGATGGGAAGTCTGGATAATCCATTGGTACTTCTTTCTTTTCGACCTCATTCCAACGAACAGCAGTATCATACTCTACACTAAATTGATCATTAAGCATATTATATGCTTGCTTAAAAATTTCAAATCGCAATTCGTAAGGTGTCATTTTTACTCTTGTGTGTTTATGTGTGTAAGACAATCATAAGGAAAAACCTTTAGACTGTCAAGCCCACGGTCGGACTTGAACCGACGACCTACGGTTTACAAAACCGTTGCTCTATCCAGCTGAGCTACGGAGGCATTGTGCCCACAAGGGGCAACGGAAAGGGT